AGGCCCAAGAAAAGGCTGCCGCTGAGAAGGCTGCCCAAGAAAAGGCAGAAGCAGAGCTACAAGCTCGTATCAAGGCTGCCGTTGCAGCAGTAACACCAACAGAAACTGGTGCTGAGAAGCTACTAGCTGAAGTTGAAAAGCGTTTCGAAAACGAGCGCGCTGAGCAGAAGAAAGCCCTAGAAGGTCTAGAAGCTGCACTAAAAGAGAAGGCTTCCGAACTAGAAGCTATTCAAAAGAGCCGTATGCAGTTCACCGACGCTAAGCAAGGTGAAATGAGCTATCAGGACAAGGAAAAGGCTGTTCTGCTGGCTAAGATGGCTGGTAAGAGCCTAGAGAGCACCAAGTTTGGTGGTCAAATGGTTCAAAAGTATGGTGCACACGTACCAAGCGCTACATGGGAACTTGAAGTTAGCCTAAACATGGAAAACGAAGTTCGCCGTCGTCTAGTGATTGCTCCTACTCTGCGTGCTATCGCTATGCAGACCAATGTTATGACTATCCCTGTAAATCCAGAGGCTGGCATGGCAACATGGGTACAGAACGCTCAGTTCGGTACAAGCAATAGCGCAGGTGGCAATGCTACTCACGCTCTAAAAGAAATCACCTTGAATGCATACAAGGTTGCTACAAACGAGTACGTTGCTTTCGAAGAGGAAGAAGACGCTCTACTAGCAATCATGCCAGTTGTACGTGATGCCATGGTTCGCCGTGTTGCTCGTGCAGTTGACAAAGCATTCAGTCTGGGTGCTGGTGCAGGCGCTGATCCTGTTAAGGGTCTGGCCGCTTATGACGCAGCAAGTGCAGTTACACTAGATATCAGCAATGCTGACAAGCTAACTGTTGCTAAACTGCGCGATGCACGTCGTGATCTAGGTGCTTGGGGTCTAGACCCATCCGAAATGATCTATGTTGTTAGCACAGAAGGTTACTTTGACCTACTAGATGATGCTAACTTCCAGACAATGGATAAAGTTGGTACACAAGCTACCTTCCTAACAGGTCAGATCGGTACTGTTGCAAATACTCCAGTACTAGTAAGTGCTGAGTTCAACAGCAAGGCCGCTGGTGAAGTTGCTGCTATTGCATACGCACCAATGAACTTCGTAGTTGGTAATCAGCGTGGTCTACGTGTTGACACAGACGACCTGGTTGAAACACAGCGTCGTGTAATGGTTGCTAGCCTGCGTACAGGTCTAACACAAATTACAACAAACAACGGTGCTGGCGTAAGCGCTATCCGTTACGTAGCTTAATTTTAAGCAGGACAGGGATTGAAAAATCCCTGTCTTTTAATTGGATTTTACAGAGTCCAATTAAAAGACAGGAGGACAGTTGATGGCAGATTTAATTACAAGACAAGAGTATAAAACATATGCTGGCATCAACAGTACCAACCACGATGCCGAAATAGATTTCTTAGTACCAAAAGTCAGTGACTTGGTAAAAACATATTGTCGCAGAGGTTTTGTTGACTTCTATGACGAAGCTAAGGTAGAAATATTTCACGGCGATGTGGACAAGCTAATCTTAAAAGAAACGCCGGTCGTGCAAGTAATTAGTGTAGAGCGTAGCATAGACTACGGCAAAACTTACACAAGACTCGCAAAGTTTACAGACTGGATTCAGGACGGCGACTATATTTTATCATTAGCGCCAAATAACTTTTTTGGTAAACTATTAAATGGCTACAAAGTAAGCTACTTTGCAGGATTTGAAGTGGTACCTGCAGACTTAAAGCTTGCAGTACTAGACTTAGTTACCTACTATCGCAAAAACGACGGCGCTATTCACAGTACAAAAGCGCCAGGCACTAATAGTGTGCAGATCGAATACGTAAGCACTGCAAGCTTACCAGCACATATTAGACGTGTACTAGATATGTACGTTGCGGATTATACATAATGGCAAAGATACAAGAGTTTGTCAGCACAGCTTTAGTACAAAATTTAGCAAAAGAATTATTAAACGCTATAGGTGATGACGTAAAAACAGCAAATACAGCACTGTTTGAACGAAAAACTCTTAATTTTAGAGATATAATTGATAATAGTTTTCCAACTATGCTTATTGTTGACTATGACAATATTGAAAAAGAGTTAAAACTTTATCAAGATATAGATACTTCTCTAAAACAATATATAAGTGAAACTTATAAGCCTACAGCAAAAGATTATAATGTAGCCAAGTTTTCTGATGCAGAAATAAAAATGCTACTGCGAGCCATTAGGCTCGGCATTCAAAAATTTAGTGCAAAACGTATTTCTTATAGTGCCCTACAGCAGTCATTAAAAACTATTGTAGATCAAGATATTGGAACTAGTACAACTATTGTAAAGGTACGAAACTTATTTTCAGTACCATATAAGCTTAGCGATACAATAGGAAATGCAGAAGTAATCATATTTCCTAGTTTTGCACGAATAGGCGATCTATTACGGGCTCCGCTAGAAATCGGTTTATCTATTGCACAAGAAGAAGCCGATAAAGATCTAGGTATTGACAGTATAGGTAATATACTCGCTTATGGTCACAGTGCCGCAGGATATGTAGATCAAGAAACTGGTACTACAGTCCTAAATTTTAATAGTCCAAAGCTATTAGGTATTATGTTTGATGTTTTACAAACAGCAAGCGATACCTCTACAAAAGCACCAGCAGGTAAAGCGTTAGAAGCAGCTACCTTTTTTACTGAAGACACTAGACAAACAGAAATCTTTTTACAAATAGACAAAGATTTTTCTGAAAACTTCGTAAAGTTGTTTATAACTGTAGGTGGAAATATTGTAAGATTTGAAAATAGTCTTATAAATTCTAGACGCGGTAGTGTTTTGGAAAAAACCGAAAAGCGTGGCGTAAACAAAGCAGTACTAGAGAAGCTTGCAAGAGCTTTTACAAGTGCTCAGACCGTTATTGGATCTAGGCTATCAAGATATATACTAAATAAAAAGAGTTCACCAAACTTATTAGAATATATAAATCACGTAATTACTTCTGGCATTAAAGGTACTAAACCATCTTCGCACAAAAGTAGTAAAACAGATAGTTCCAGAGACGTAGTAAAGGTTAAAAAAGAAGTTGTTTCCGGCATTGCAAAAGGTAAAGCAAAACTACCCAAAGCACAAAAACCGCAGACAAGAATACCTGCAAGAGCCGCTAAAAAAGGCATAAGCTTAGCCAGATTACAAATCATATTAGACAGTTTACTAGTAGATCAAGTTAAACGTAATATGGGTAGCGGGGAAAGACGAGATGTTTTAAACTTACGAACTGGACGATTTGCGGAAAGTGTAAGAATAGAACGACTAAGTGAAAGTCGCGAGGGTATGATTACGGCATTTTATACCTACATGAAAAATCCTTATGCAACTTTTAGTACTGGTGGCAGGCAGCAACTACCTCGTAGCAGAGATCCAAAACTGTTGATAAGTAAATCAATACGAGAAATAGTACAGCAACAAGTAGCTAATAGACTAAGGGCTGTTAATATATGAGCAGAAGAACAAGTATAGTAAAGGCCCTAGCAGAAAAATTTAAAGAAATAGATGGTACAGGGCCGTATAAAACCAATCTGTTTCAAAATAGTTTTCCAAAACTAAGATTTTGGGATGAAGTACAAGACTTTCCGTGCGTATATATGCACCCTGGTAGCGAAACGCGCGACTATTTACCTGCTAACTTTACGTGGGGCATGTTAATGGTGTGCGTAAAAGTTTACGTGCGCAGTGAAGACGACGCACAAGAGCAGCTAGAAAGCTTGATCGAAGATTTGGAACGGTGCATAGATGCAAATCGTGTACTACAATATGATGTAGATAATAATTTGGAAACAACGGAAATCCTAATTCAAAGTATTACTACAGACGAAGGTTTACTGGCTCCTTATGGCGTTGGTGAAATAAATTTAGAAGTGCGCTATGCACTAGATAACTAAAGGCACAAATACAGATAAATGTCTAGTAACTGTGCCAACAGTTAGCAACTAAAAAAGGAATAACTATGGCAGTTAATTTAATTCGTAATAGTAGAGTTTTCTTTACTACAAACGTAGATAGCCAAGGTCGTGTTCGCGCAGGCGCTTATAAGGATTCAGCAAATCCTTTTACTACTAGCAACACCTTTGAGTTTCAGGTTTTGGAAGGCATGACTTTTAGTCAAAATACTACAACTGATACAGTTACACTAAATGAAGCTGGTGGTACACCTGCTCGTGGTCAGCGCAGTTTTAACACTGCTCTTGAGCCACTAGACTTTAGTTTCTCAACTTATTTACGCCCGTTTAATAACGGTACCACAATAACTTGTGAAGAAAGTCTACTGTGGAATGCTTTTGCCGGTAGCATAGCTATTGGTCAAACAAATGCCGCCTGGGCCAATGGTGCTAGCAAAGGTGAGTTAGTAATGACTAACAGTAACAAACACCAACTGCAGGCTTTTGGCTTAATCGTTGTATTCGACGACCTGGCCTATGTGTTAGACAACTGTGCTCTAGACACAGCAACCATTGACTTTGGAATTGATGCAATTGCAAATATTCAGTGGGCAGGTAAGGGTAGCTTGATTCGTCAATTAAACATCACAGCAGACCAACCAAGTGCCGGTAGCGTTACATTAGACGGAACAGATTTAAGCGCTACAGCAGACGCTGCTAAAGCCAAGAATACTGATGCTAAGTACATTACTAACAAGCTAACAGTACTACAAGTTAATAATACTATTAACGATTTTACGGGTAGTGACTTTACAGTACCTATCACAGGTGGCAGTATTACACTGGCCAACAACTTAACGTACCTAACACCAGCTAACCTCGGTGTAGTTAACCTGCCTATCACCTATTTTACAGGTACACGCAGTGTTACAGGCACACTAACAGCTTACCTACGTAGTGGTGCAACAGAAACTGGTGGCCTGCTAAGCGGATTACTAGCTAATGCAGCTAATGAGATCGACCCAGATTATGCAATCAATATTCAAATGGGCGGAGCTAGCGGTACGCACGTTGACTTAAAGATCCCTGCAGCTATGTTACAGATTCCAACTGTAAACACAGAACAGGTTATCTCAACAACCATTACGTTTAATGCACAAGGCTACACAGGAACTGACTTCAATATTGACCAGGCTAACGAAATCAGTATTGAATATTACGCAACTGTTTAAGCTGTTAAATTTACAGCAGGTGCCGGCTTGATCACCGGCACCAATTTTTAGATTCTAGAAAATAAAACAAGGAAACACATGGCACAGGAAATTAGCCTAAAGTCTCTATTAGTTCCAAGTAAAACTGTTGAAGTGGAATACCCAGGGTTTCCAGGATTCAGTATTGAACTTAACTACTTAAGCAGAGACGGCTTAATTAATTTACGCAAAAAGTCAACCAAAACTATTTTTAAAGGTAGACAGACTACTGATGAGTTTAATGAAGACTTGTTCTTAGAACTTTATGTTGATGCAGCTATCAAAGGCTGGAAGGGCTTAAAGTTTAAATACATTAATCTTCTAGTACCAGTAGACGTATCCGAATTCGACTCAGAAGATGAATTAGCTTATAGCAAAGAAAACGCACTAATGCTGATGAAGAATTCTAGCGACTTTGATAGTTTTGTTAGCGAACGGGTAAACGACCTGGGAAACTTCTCCAAGAGCAGTTAATACTGCTTAGAGAGTGGCTTGTAAATTATATGCAAAATACCGCTGTTGGAATGACCAAGGAGCGATATTTTGATATGTGTGAACAATTGGGCACACAACCTATTGATAGTGAAACTCCTGTAGAGTTTGACGATTTTCCTGCCGAAGCACAGTTAGCATTAAGCATATATAAACTACTACGAGACGAGTGGGAATATATGGCCGGAAATTATTTAGGTAAAAACTTAAATGGTATATTTGAAGTTTTTGATGCATATGAAATAGAGGCCTGCGATAAACGGTTTTATTTAGAATTAGTCCACATGATTGATTCAGTTAGAATCGAAGAAATTAGAAAACAACAACCAAAAGAAAAACCCGCTAATTAAAACCTAGCGGGTTTTTTATTGCTAAAAATATTTTGGTTTGACAATTGGCTACTATAATGCTATAATGGTACCAATTAATAATCTACCTATACAGGTTGGCCAAGGAGCATCTATGGCAGGAAATCCAATTAACATTAATCTTAATGTTACTGATAATGGTGATACATTAAAGAAGCGCAATCAAGAAGCCAAAGAACTTGGGCAACATTTAACTCGCGCCGCACAATTATCAGAAAAAGCACTTAGACCAGCTGCACAAAAACAGCCAGGAGAGGGCACAGAATACGGTCGCGCTCGTGGTAGCATGGGCACTACCGGAGCAAGCGCACGAGATTTTGCAAACCAAGCACAGGGTCTTGGTGGTTTAGTTCGTTTATACGCTACAGTTGCTGCTAATTTATTTGCGGTAGGGGCAGCTTTTAATGCTCTGCGCGAAGCAATGAATACAAGCAACATGATAGAGGGCTTAAATCAGCTTGGTGCACAAAGCGGTCAGAGTCTTGGCATTTTGGCAAAAAACTTAGCAGCAGCTAGCGGTGGCGCCATTAGTTTACGTGAAGCCATGGAAGCAACTGTAAAAGCTACAAGTAGTGGCATGAGCAGTAAACAACTAATGGAACTCGGCAAAGTTGCTAGAAATGCATCACAGGCCTTAGGCTTAACCATGAGTGATGCTATAAGCAGATTAACTCGCGGTATTACAAAACTAGAACCAGAACTATTAGACGAATTAGGCTTATTTACTAAGCTAGACATGGCCACACAACAGTATGCGCTAAGTGTAGGCAAAAGTACTGCAGCTTTAACAGATCTTGAGCGTCGCCAGGCATTTGCCAATGCTGTACTAAAAGAAGGTATAGATAAGTTTGGTGGAATTGATATACCCACTAATCCATACGACAAATTATTATCTAGTTTAAAGAATCTAGCACAAAACGGCCTAGAAGCAGTAAATAAATATTTAGGTCCGCTAATAAATGCATTGAGCCAGTCACCTTCAGCACTAACTGCAGCTATTGCAGCAGTGGGCGTCACTTTAGTAAAACAGGCACTTCCAGCTATTGGTGAATATAGGGAGGGGCTAAAGTCTTCTGCAGATGCTGCTGCTGAATTGGCAGGCCGTAAAGCCGCTGCCGCACTACAGGCACAGGCGGCTGTAGCAGAAAAAGTTCGTTTAGCTGCAGAAGCTAATGCAGAGGCAGAAGTAGCTGCTGTTGATAAGGCTGCCAAAAGAATTGAACAGATTCGTGGCACTAGCTTTGGAAAGCAAAGTAGGGGGTATGCTATACTTCAAAAAGCTACCCAAGATGTTACCAAAGAAGAGCTTGAATATCTACAAAAAGTAGGTGACAGATATAAAAAATCTGGTAAACAAGAAATAGCCGATAGATACTATGCAGCTAAAGCTGCCATTGAGTCAAGTAAGCAGGCAGAAGAAGCCTATGGAAAAGTAGTAGAAGAAAATACCAAGAAACTAAAAGAACAATCCAATATATTTACAGCTAGAGGGCAGGCTGAAGCCCTAGCAAAACGTACGGCCGCTATAGCGGCTAGTAAAGGTATTGTAAGTCAGGCAACTCAGGATACTGGTACATTGGGTGCATTTGGTGCATTCAAAGAAATGATGGATAGTATCACAAAGTCTGACAAAATGGGCCCAATAAGAAAAGGTTTCACAGCTATAGCAGGCTCTATATCTATAGCTACAACTGCTATTACTGGTTTTGTTGGTGCTATACAAGGATTTCTATTTGCAGGTGCAGCAGTATTGGCACTTTTAAAAGGATTAGATGCCTGGATGACTTCTTCTGAAGAACAAACAGTCGCATTCAATGGTGCTTTAGACGCCTCCAACGAGTCTATAAAAACATACGAACGTACACTAGCACTACTACTAAAAACTGATCCGGAAAATATATTTCAATCAAAAGTAGTAATGGCTCAGGCCAATGCATTCAAAGGATTAGTTGAAAACTTAACAGAAGTTCGTGAAAAGTTCGAAGAGCTTACAAAAGCACAAAATGGTTGGGATAGATTTGTAGACAGATTGTTGAGTGTAGTAAACAAGGACCAGCTATCAAAGTTTGCAGAAGGCACAGTTAAGCAAATTGCAGCTAGTTTAGCGGCAATAGATAGTGATGCAGAAAGACAAGCTGCCCAAAGCCAGATATCTAACTTGTTAGGTGCTAAAGGTACTGGACAAATAGAATGGTTACAGGCCATAAAAGAACAAGGTCCTGAAGCTGCAAAGTCTATAAAGGCCGTAGAAGGCGTATTTGCCGGAATTAGTAAACAACAACAACTAGCAGCAGCTCGTAGTGAAGAGTATGACGAAAGCTTAAATAAACTAAATAAAACTTATAAAGAATTTGTTCGTAGTACTTTAGACACTTCACCAGCGACAAAGCTGGGCGAAGACATGGTGAATGCTAGTGTTAAATTAGCTGGAGCTTTACAAGATCCTATAAATAGTATAGGAAACATGAAGAGACTGCTGCAAGAATCAGCAATTACTGGTTTATTTAGCCCAGCTACAGTACAGCAAATAAATAGACTAAAGCCAGAGATTGAGTCTCTAAATAAACTGCACGGTGCAACCACAATTGAACTGAAAAAAGCACGACAAGAAGTAGCAGCACTAACCCTAGACTATGAAAAAGTTCAAAAGTCTTATGAGGGAACAACAACAGGTGTAAATGCAGAGTTTGGTGGGGACATGGTGCCTTCACAAGTTGCTAACTTAGAGCAGGTTGGTGAAAAACTAAACAAAGCCCAAGCACGATTGCTAGAACTAGCCAAAAAAGATACTGAAGAACGCAAAAAGATTGCAAGCCTAATGGCCGAACCAGTATTTAGAGAGTTAGTTGTTGAAGGTTTTGAAAAGGGCTCTAATTTAGTAAAGCGTGATTTAGACGCAGCTTTTGAAAAAGCACGTATTGGATTAGCCCGTGGCATTATTGGTCTAATAGGGGAAGTACCTGGTGTAGCACAGCTAGAGTCTAAACTAAATCAAGCAGATTTTAAACTGCGTGAAACGCAAATACAAGTTATGCGTGAACTTGTGCAGGCACAGAATCTTGCAACCGCAGCAACCATTGGCTTAACAGCAGCTACTAATTTAAGTACTGCTCAGGAAAATGTTAAAGGTGCTTACCGTACCCCAGGAATGCAGGAGCAAGCACAGACAGCATTGGCCGATGCAGAGGTAATGAAAACTTTAACTGATCAATTCCAGGCAGTTATAGCTACTGGAAAGGGTTCCAAAACTTTCTTAGATAATTTAAGTGCTGGATTAAGACAGTTAAAGGTACAGTCTCCGGAAGCTCTTACATTACTTGCTCAAATGCGATCAGCAGTTAGTGCTGATCTTAAGCTTGGTGCTGATAAGGCAGCAATAGATAGAGAAAAAGAGCTGGATAGCTTAAAAACTGAAAACAAGGTCAGAAATGAAGCCGCTAAACTAAGAGCTGAAGCAATAAAACTACAAAGCTTTGCAACGCAAGAAGAGCTGCGTAGTATAGATATACTGCAGCAGCGTAATGGCCAATTAAATATAGAACAGATAGCAAGACGAGAAGTACTACAAAATCAACAGGCACAAAATGCTTTTGATACTACAGCCGCTAGCCTATTAGCGGAAAAAGCAAACTTTGAGTCAAATATCAACGTTCTTAAAAAGCAATATAAAGATCTAAATACTAAAGAACTAGAGGATGCTTTCAAATTAGTTCAGCAAAATAAAGAAAAGGCCAATGAACAACAATTAGCTAATTCTAAGCAACAAAACGCTTTAGCCAAAGATCTTGAAATACTGAAAACAATTACTCTAGAAGAAACTAGAAGAATTCAGCGTATTCAAACACAAACAGAGATACGCGCTATTTCTAATAGCGCTAATTTAGAAGTTGCTCAACTAGAGCTAGACTTACAAATTAAGCGCGAAAGTTTAACCGAACAGCAGATAGCCGACGCAAAAAGATCTATTGAATATAGACAACTAGAACTAGATACTACAGCTAAATTAGCTGCCGCGGAAATTAATTGGTTAACTACTGTTAATAGACTTCGCGAGGAGTACTTAAAAGCTGATCCAGGTGAGGCTGGTGAAGCTACGCGTGAAAGAATTAGACAGGATATGGCACTTGCTGGTCAAAGATTTCAAACAGAAATTGATGCTACTAATAAGCTAAAAGGGGCCAAAAAATCGCTGATTGATGAGGAAGCTAGATATAGCGAGCGACAAAAAGCATACGGTGAAGTATTTAAAAATACCTTTAATGGTATGGCTGATGCTATAGCAGAGTTTGCTAAAACCGGTAAACTAAACTTCAAGGGCTTAATTAATAGCATGCTTGAAGATTTGTTACGCTATGAGCTACGCCTACAAGCTATGCAAATGTACGCAGCATTTAGACCTGGTTTGATGAATCTGGTTGGTAGTATATTTAATCCAGCTGGAGGTTTTGGAAGTGGTTATGGGTACGGCCAACAAGATTTAGGATTATTCCTTGCCAAGGGCGGCGCTTTTGATGGCGGAGTTCAAAAATTTGGCAAAGGTGGAATGTTTACTAATAAAATAGTAACTGAACCCACCTTATTCAAGTTTGCACAAGGTGCTGGATTAATGGGCGAAGCTGGACCCGAAGCCATTATGCCCCTAAAGCGTGACGGTCAAGGTAACCTTGGTGTTCGCACCACACAGCAACAACCTAAAGTTGATGTAGTTGTAAATAATTTCAGCGGTGAAAAGGCTGAAACTATGGAAACAGTAGACAGTAAGGGCAATCGCAAGATTGAGGTAGTAATTGGTGAAATGGTTGCAAGTGAAGTGGGTCGTAAAAATAGCCCTATGCAGCAGTCAATTAGTGCAAACTTTATGACTAGACCTGCAATGACAAGGAGATAATTATGGCTACAATAAGCTGGCCAACAGCCAATAACTTTCCACAAGTACCACAAAAAGGATTTACTGAGTCAGTTGGGATCAATATTATAAGATCCCAAACTGACGCAGGTCCTGCAAAGCAGCGTGTTCGCAGCAAGCGTCCTACGACAATGCAGCTTAGTTTTATTATGACTACTGCACAAACGGAGACACTGCAGACATTTGTGCAAGATACGCTGCTGGGTACCAAGCGATTTAACTTCCCACATCCTAGGCTGCTAGGTACAGTGGTGGAGGCTCGTATAATCCCGCAGCAAGACGGTGAATTTTACCGCTTACAATACCTAGCTCCAGGCTACTGGCAAACAAGTTTAAATTTTGAAATATTACCATGAGTAGATTATCCAGTTTAAGTCCGCAAGCTATTAAAGCTATGTTCTCGTCAGAAACAGACGAGCAATTAATAACATTGTTAACTATACAAGATCCAGCCCAGCCAACTGTACCAGTTAGGCTGGCGGATAGCTTTACTCAGCGGATAACTGGTTTAACCACAGACGACGAAGTTATCTATGGTGTAGTAAGTCGCGGGCAAAACTACCTATTCTTGCCCATGGAGATTACGCTACCAAGCGAAGAAGACGCAGGGGTTGGCCGCTGCAGTGTAGTATTCAACTTTGTTACGCCTGATGCCATTAAACTTATTCGCGAAAACTTATTAAATCCTACTAGAATAACACTGGAGTTAGTGCTGGCCAGTAGTCCTGATACTATTGAAGCCGTATTCTCAGGATTTTATATTGTTAGTGCAAACTATAATGCACAAAGTATTACACTAAACTTAGACATGATTGATTATAGCCGTGAACCGTTTCCGTGCTATAATTTTACACCAAACTATTTTCCAGGACTATTCTAATGAATTTTGATAAGTACATTGGTTTACCATACCAGGAAAATGGTAGAACACAGTCAGGTGTAGACTGTTGGGGTCTTGCCCGATTAATTTACAAACACGAGCTAGGCATTGAGTTACCAGACTACAGCGACTTGTATACTGGTAGTTGGGACGAGCAAGTTACCAAGCTAATAAACTATCACAAGGATAGTTGGCATCAAGTGGAAAAGCCTGTTGTTGGCGACTTGTGTTTATTTAACATTTACGGCGAGCCTGCACACATTGGTGTGTATTGTGGTGGTAATAGATTTATACATAGCCGTGATGGTAAAGATACTGTTGTAGAATCTCTAAGCAGTATTGCTTGGAAAAAGCGTTTCCAAGGATACTTTAGATACAGTGCCAGTAGCGTTCAGCTAACTGGTGCACCACATCCACTACGCATAAGTAATGTTACAGAGTGGACTGTATCCGGAACCACTATTGCAAACTTAGTTAAGTTTTTAACTGAAAAATACAGCATAGGCAAGTACTTAAGCAGCCGTATTGTTATTATGGTAGACGGCGTACCTGTGCCTAAAGATCAGTGGGATACCACTGTGCTGCGGGAAGGACAACAAGTAAGCTACAGAACTGTTGCACAAGGACGCAATGCCTTGCGTATGGTTCTATTTATTGCTGTAATGGTTGTAGCAAACGTTTATGGTGCTAAATTAGGTGCAACACTATTTGGTGAGATAGCCAGCGCAAAAGTAGCTGCAGCACTAGGTACAGCCATAATCTCAACTGCAGGTTTTGCCTTGGTAAACGCTATCGCGCCTGTACGCATGCCGGATATGGGCAAAGATCCTGGCCAGCCAAATCAAATGGGCTTATTTAACGGCTCGTCAAACCAGGCAAACCGTCTGGGAGCTATTCCAGTTGTACTAGGTCGTGTAAGATTTAGTGGCATACTGGGTGCAACTCCGTATATCGAAACACAAACTAACACTAACACCCTAAACTTACTTATTATTTGGGGATTTGGTCCACTGGATGTACAAAATATCTGTGTTGGTGCAAACGACTTAAAGGCGTATTATTTTGCTGATCTAGGTGAGGATGCAGACAAGCAAGTAGTAACATTGCCCGGAAGTTTAACGGAAACAGCTCAGCATGCTGTACCTTTTAATAACTTGTATCCAACAGATGTAGAGCAAATATTCTCGCAACAAGGTGAGCTGGTAAACAATACCACAGACGGCAATCCTTGGCGTGAGATTACATTTGAGCAGCAGGGTACGGGTGTAGATATTGCTTTTAATTTTCCAGAAGGCTTACGAAGAATTAAGGCAAAAGGAAATGACGCAGGCACTATAAGCGAGGCAACCGCTACTTTTGAGATACAAGTAGCAAAGGTCAGTGATCCGTTTCAACAAACTGCTCCGTGGAACCCTGGGGGTACAGGCACAACACCTAATACTAACGCGGTAGCTTTTATACGCGACTTGACTGCGCCAAGTGCAGTGGGCGATGAATTCGTTAGTTTTGGCTCGCTGTATAGATGGCATGTTATTTGCATAGGCCCTGGCAGCGTAATAACAGAATTTTCGGGAGCGGTTACTGATAATTTAAATAGTGAGCCAAGTCAGTCTTTGAGAGACTATTATCAAAGCACAGGACTAGGAAGCTTACTTGGTATCGATAATACTGCAACAAGAATACCACAAATCCCTCCAGGATATACAAAGCTTTACACTATTTGTTTACAAAGCGGAGTGGGATTTGTAAATCAACCAGACAGAATTATTAACCACTTAAGTGGATTGGCTGGTGGTTATACTGGACTAAACTTTACTTTTGAAAATAAAGGATTACCCGACTATGAGGGTGGTCAAATATTTGCCGGCATTGTTACTGTACAAGTAAG